GCGCCGCCCGGCCGTCCGGCCCGAGGCTGGTGAAGGCGCGGATCGCGGCCTCGTCGGCGCCGCTCGCGAGCGATGAGGCGCGCGCGTAGAGCTCGCCCACACCCGGCGCAAGCTCGCGTCCCGTGCGGCTCTGCCAGGCCCGCGCGACGATATCCTGGCCGCTGCGCGCGAGACGCGCCCCTCCGCGTGCCGCCTCACCGAGCAGCGCCGTCCCGCCGCCGAAGATGCCGGTCCCCGCGCCGCCGAGGAGAGCGCCCATGCCGACGCCAGCGATCACGCTCTCGGCGGTGAGGTCCTCGCGCCCGAGCGCCGCCTCACTGACGACCTGTCCGGCGCCCTGGATTCCGCCCTCGACCGCGCCACCGAGCGCGGTCTCCGCCGCGCGCCCGAGGATGCGCCGAGCGGCCGTGCTGCGTGCGCCGCTGCGCAGGAGCGCGCCCGCCCCAAGCTCGGCCGCCTGCCCCGCACGCATCGCGAGCGATGACGGCGCCGCCGCAGCACGGAGGAGCCGAGCGCCGATGCCGGCGCTCCTCGCGGCCGTCGTCCCTGCTCGCGCGAGGCCCGCTCCGGTGCGCGCGAGCGAGGCGCCGGTTACCCCCGCCGACGAGCCGCCCGAGAGCAACAGCGGCGCAAGCGAGCCGACGACCTCGCCGACGACGCTAGACCCGACGTTGCGATCCTGCAGGCCGCGGATCTCTTCGTCGAACCCGAGGCCAGCGCCCGCGACATCGGAGAGCCCAAGCGTCAGGCCGCGCGCGACGCCGAGCGCGCCAGCGGCGATCGGGCTGTCGCCAAACTCGCGCTCGAGTCGCCGCTCCTCCTGCCGCGCGGGCGTGTCGAACCCGAAGACCGGCCGCCCCTCCTCGTCGGTCTGCGTGAGCGCGTCGGCCAGGCTTGCGGCGTCGACCTCGCCCGCCGTGCCGTCGCTGCGCACGAGGCGCACGCGCTCGGCGCCGACGCGGTAACGGCCCTGGACGAGCCCCGCCCGCGCGTCCTCGTCGTCGACGGTGACGCTCTCGCCGCTCTGCGCGTCGATGACGGTGACGCTCACTCGCTGCTCTCGGGAGTGAAGCCGACCGCAGCGCTCGAGCGCTCGAGGTCCGCGCTACGGCTGCCGGGGATGCGACGCTGCGAGCGGGCCTGGATCTCACGCTGGATGCGCGCGAGGCCACGCCGCGCCGACTCATCGGTCGTGCCCTGCAGGATCGCGGTGAAGCTCTGCATTTCTTGCTCGCCGATCGCGCCGCCCGAGCGAAGCCGGCCCATGAGGTCGTTGGCGTTGGCGAACTCCTCGCGGAGCTCGACGCCTTCCTCCGTGACGAGGAAGTCGGGGAGGTTGCCCGCGAAGCGCCCGAACCCGGGCACGTCCTCGCCGTCGGCAGGCATCAGCTCCTCAATGCGGCGCAGCGACGACTGCAGCGCGGCGAGGTTCCCCGCCTCCTGGTCGCTCACCGTCGAGAAGTTGCCGCCAGCCGGGACCGCGCTCGGATCGATACCAGCTCGCGTCGCAGCCTCTGCGGGCGCGAAGCCGCTGTTGCGCAACTGGTTGAAGGTCTCCATCTGCTGCTGCGTGATCGGTCGCGGCCGCGCCGGTCCGCCGCCGCCCATCGCACGGCGCTCCGCTCGCGTCGCGTTCGCGAGCGACGTTCGCGCGTCGCCCTCGAGCTTGACAGTCTCGGCGAGCGCGCGGCGCGCCTCGAGCAGCGCGAGCGCCTCGCGCATCGACGCCTGCTCCTGCGCCTGTCGCGCTTCGGCTTCGAGCCGCGTGCGCAGCTCGTTGGCGCGGAGGCGCGCGTCCTCGCTCTGCGCCTGCGCGCCCTCGATCTCGGCGCGGCGAGCAGCCTCCGTGAGCATCGCTGCGCGCGTCGCGTCGAGCGCCGCGTTCTCGTCGTCGTACTCCTGGCGCATGAGCTGGTAGACGCCGCGCTGACCCTCGGCGGCCTCGCGCGCGTTGGCGATGTTCATCCGCTGCGCTTCGATGTCGCGCGTGATCGCGCCGTCGATGATCTGCGCCGCGCGGTTCGGTGCTCCGGTCGCGCCCTCCGCGAACGCGCCGACGGCCATCGCGATCGCAGCGCCAACCTGCCCGAGCAGCCCGCGCGAGCGGTAGAATCGCTCCGGCTCGATGCTCATCGACGCGGCCTTCTCGAGCGCGCCCTCGTAGCGCTGGCGAGCGCCTGTCAACGCGGCCTGGCGTTGCTCTTGGACGCGCGCGCGCTGCTCCTGTAGCGCGGCCTCCTGGTCGGCGAGGTCGGCGGCACGGATCGCGGCCTGGTCCGCCGTGGCGCGCTCGAGCTGCGCGCGTTCGTCGAGCTGCCGCTCTTGGACCTCGAGCGGCGACTCGCCTCGGGAGTCGGCGGGCACGAGCGGCGCGTCGTCCGCGGGACGCGCGGTGAGCTCCGCGATGAGCCGCTCGTTGAGCTCCTCCTCGGTCGGCGGAGGAGGCGGCGCGCGGAAGACGGAGCGCACGCCGCGTCGGCCGCCTCGCGGCTGTGAGGGACGGCCCGCGCCGCCGGTGAGATCGGCGACGTCGGCCGGGACCTGAGGCGCATTCGGATCGTGATCGAAGGTGGACCCCGGATCGCCCTGCAGTGGCGTGCCGATGACGCGCGGCAGCGGCGGCTGCGGCTGCGGGAGCAGCGCAGCGGGAACGCCATCGGTCGAGTGCGTGCCCTCGACGTTGAGGTCCGCCATCCCTTCGGGCGTGAGGAATGGCGCGAGCGTCGCAGCCTCCTCGGCGCTCACGGCGGGACGCTGCAACAGGCCGAGCACGCCGGGGCGCGGAGGCTCCTCGACGCGCACGGCTGGCGGCTGCGCCCGGATGCCGGCCACGAAGTCGCCCGCACCGCCAAGCGGCGGAGCGCCGGGGAACGTGAAGGCGCCAGCGTCCGCGATCGGCGCGCTCGCGCCGGGACCGCCGAGGCGCGAGCGCGCGGATCGCTGCGTCGCATCGGCCCGCTCGAGCAGAAGCCCGAGAGCCTGTCCGCGAAGGTGCGCCGGGAGCCCGATCCCAGGCCCGCCAACGTCGGTGCGGGCCGCTTCTTGGTTGTGCAGCCAGTCGGCGTACGCCGTGGCGTCCTCGGGCGTCGCGAACGTCCCGAGGTTCTGGCCGGTCCTCTCGAACTGCGCGATCGCCTCGTCGTCAGACAGCACGCGCGCGTCGTCGCTGACCGTCGGGATGAGCACCTCGCCGCGGTCGGTGCCGATGCTCATCGAGCGCACCGACGAGACGCTGCCGTCCGCGTTACGCACCGCCGGGCGCTTGAGCATGTCCACGTTGCCGGGCGCTTGGAGCAGCGCCGCCATCGCCGTTGCTTCGGGGTCGATGGGCGCAGGGGAGGCCGGGCGGCCGATTATCAGCGGCGCACGGGCGGGCGGGGGCATCAGCCGACCCCCAGCAGCGCGCCGAGGCCCAGCCCGGCGAGCGGTCCGCCCGCTGCGCCCGCGGCGATCGGAGCGGCGCGTCGGGCCACGCCGAACAGCGCCGCGAGCGGGTCGTCATCCTCCTCGAGCGGGTCGCCGCGCTCGAGCGCGTCGAGCCCCTGCATGCCCGCGGCCGTCGGCGCCGCGCCAGCGCCCGCAGGAGGCGCGGCGAAGGCCGGGGCGGCCTGCGGCACCACCTGCGGCGGCGCGGGCTGCTGAGGAGCAACGGGGGCGACGAGCGGCGCAAGCGCCGGGGCAGGCTGGACGGCCTGGACCGGCGCTCGCTGCAACGGCGCCTGGACCTGCGTCACGGTCTGCGGCGCCTGCACCTGCCCGCCGCCCCCGAAGGCGGTGAGGAGCGTCCCGAGGCCCGCGGCACCCGCGCCGAGCCCGGCGCCGAGCCAGCGGTCCTCGCGCGCGCGGTCGGCTGCGATCTGCTGCTGGGCCATCCCGAGCGCCTGTGCCTGCTCCTGCGCCCTCAGCCGCGCCGCCTCGACGCCTGCGCCGATCGACGCCTGCGCTGCCGCCTGGCCGGCCTGGCGGGCCGCCAGGAAGGGCGAGAGCCCAGCCATGCTCGAGCCAACGCCCATCGCGCCCGCGCGCGCCTGACGCTGTGCTGCGGCGCCGAGGGAGCGGCTCGCGCCGCCCTGGCCGGCGAGCTGCTGTCGGAGCTGGCTGCGGAAGAGATCCTCGAGGGTTGCCATCACGGAATCCTGACGAGCTGGTAGCGAACCGTCCCGGTCCAGTGGATCGTGGTCACCGCGATTCCGGTCGTCTCGACCCGGATCGTTGTGCCGTCGTTGTCGATGGTGATCGGGGTAGAGACAAGGTTGTGCGAGAAGACGTCTGCCACATCCGAGAGGATGACGGACCCGCTCCCGTTCACCCCCATAGATCCTACGCGCTTGGCCGCATAGTGCGTCTTGCCGTCCGCAGCGTTGATCCCGATCACCGTGGCCTCGACGAGGATCGTGTGATTGAGCGGGACATCAAAGCTCCACAGGAGCCACTCTCCCGTGTCGTTCGAGCTGATGTCAACGATCGTGACCTCGTGCGCCACGTTGACGTAGTGCGTCCCGTTCCCGGCAACGACCTTCTCGCCCTGCCACGACACGGCGAAGCGTCGCTCGAAGCTGCCGAGGGAGGCAGCCAGATCGGCAGACGGGTTGACCCCGCCGATGTCCACGTCGACGATCGCGTCTCCACCCGCGGTCGCCGTGATGACGTCGCCCGTCGCCGTGAGGTGGGTGTTTGGGTCATCGACCCACCCGAGGCGCGCTTTGCTCATCACGCCGGCCGCGGTGACCTGCGCGCACTCAGCGCCGCCCACCGACAGCCCGAGCACGGCCGAGGCGCAGCGCACGCCGGTGCCGGTCGCCCCGTCGCCAGCGAGCCCCGGGGCCGCCGCGGTGCCCTCCGGGACGCGGAGCTGGTCGCCCTCGACAGCGACGCGCGGGACGCCGCCCGCGCCGAGCTCGAGGCGGCTCGCGCTCGTCGTGATGCCGTCGCCGAGCACGGTGAGCGAGCCGTCCAGGCTCGAGATCTGCACGCGGGCACCGGCATAGGACGAGGAGAAGTCTGCGATTGAGCCCGAGCCGCCGGACTTCGTGACCCTCAGCGCTCGCCCGGCGAGATCGGTGGCGCTGATGGTCACGGGGCCAGGCGAGCCGACCGTGACCACGGACCCGTTGTTGTAGGCGCCCTGCAGGGTCACACCGGACGCCGCGATCTCGGAGAGCAGGACGCGCCCCGGGCCGCCAGGGCCGTCGGTCGGGACGGAGTTGTCCGGGTCGGGCGTGACGCGATCGAGGTCGAGGATCTGGGTCATCGCGGCGTCTCCAGAGAGTCGGTTCCGGTCAACTCGATCGACGATACGCCGGTGAGCTCGAGGAGGTCCGGGCCGCCCCTGCGCTGCACCGGGAGCACCATCTTGTAGCTACCTCGCTTGATGCCGACCTCGAGTTGCAACGACTGTAGCACGAAGCCGCGGCCCACCGTAGCAGCGGTGCCCGACATCGCGATCTCGCGTACGCGGAAGCGGATCGCCATGCACTTCTGGCGCGTCGGCTTGATCTTGATCTGCATCCGCTCCCACGACTGGATCTCGGCCTCGCGAAAGCTGTGCGAGTCGGTCCATTCGTCCTCGTAGTCGTAGCCGACGTCCACCGCGAGATCGCCGCTGTAGTGGTCGCCGAGGATCGAGGCGGTCCAAATCCGTTGATAGCCCTGGAGACCCTGTGCGAGCTTGACCCACGCGGTCGTGATCGAGAGCATCGGACGGTCGCTGGTGTCCGGCGCGTCGTAGCCCTCGGAGTCGTGCTCCACCGACCCGCCCGAGAGCAGCCGGGCCCACTTGCCGCGCCACGTCGTCGCGTGCGCGCCGGGCACGTTGTCCCACGTCGCCCACGATCCGACGCGGTAGTCCCACACGAGCGCGCGCCCGGTGCTCAGCAGGAAGCGGACCTCGGTCGCCTCGGGGACGACCGTTGCGGCGAGGATCGTTGCGTCGCCAAGCGAGTCCTTGACCGCCTCGCCGATCCACGTGAGCCCGAGATCGCGGCCGAGCGCGTAGATGCCGCGCTCGCTTTGGAACACGACGCCCCACGGCCCGGTGGCGACGCTGTTCGCGTTGACACAACCGGTGTCCGCGGCGACCTCGCGCGGAGGCTGAAACGCGGTGCCGTTGCCGTTCGCGTCGGGCCCGCTGAACACCGGCGTCACGTAGATCCGGCGCTCCTTGAACAGCACGAGCTTGTCGTCGAGCGTCGCGAGCGCGACGAGATCGCCGCCCTCTGCGGCGCATCGGATGCGCAGCGCCGCGTTGAACTCGGGCGCGTAGCCGGCGACGAAGGGCTTGGAGAACCACACGCTCAGCCGATCCTCGGCGTCGATCGCGAAGAGCCGGCGCTGCGTCGAGGCGACGTCGAGGATCGGCGGCAGCGGCTCCGAGCCGAGCTCGCCGCCCTCGTCGTACGCGGTCGGAGCGCTCGGCTGCGGGCCGCCCTGCGTGCCGTCGACCGTGAGCCGACACGGGTCCTCGACCCAGCCCATGTTGGGGTATCCGGTGACCGTGCCGACGTCGACCACGCCGCAGAGGCGGAAGTCGCTGTCGCCCTCGAGCGTGCCGAGTAGCACATCGTTCGAGCTGCCGGCGATCGCGTCCCACCGCTCATACGTGAACTCGGTGCGATAGATCTCGACCTGGATCTTCGTGTCGGGGTCGGTACCGAGCGCGCTCGGGCCGGGCAACGGGATCACAAGGATCCGCGTACGCTGATCGGTGTCCGGCTCCCAAAGCCCACCAACGTTGACGAAGTAGGTGGAGACACGATCGAACGCGCTCGCCACGCTGTCGCTGTAGCCGAGCGACGGGGGCGGGCCGTTTGGGACGAGGTACGTGCGCTCCATCGCCTCGCTCACCGACGATCGCCGCACGTTGCCGAGCGCATCGATCCAGCGGAAGGCGATCTTGAAACTGCACGTCGCCAAGAGGACATCGCCAACGCCAGAACCGGTCCCTGCGCCGGGGATGCTGGAGGCAGAGACGAAGCTGTACGCCGTGCCCTCCGCGCCGACGCACGCGCTCGAATAGTTGCGCCCCGCAGGGATCGGTGCGTGCGGCACGACAGGGATCGCGAGCTCAGCTGTGCGCTGCCCGTCGTAGGCCGCGAGGACGCCGCCGCCGAGCAGCGAGAGGCCCTCGGCGCTCGAGGTGCGGACGGGGGCCGGCTCGAGGCGCGCGCGCATCGTGCGGATGCTCCACCGCCAGCCGTAGGCGATGTCACGGTCGGGGAGCGAGAGGACGCCCACCGTGCTCGGCGCGCCGTCGTTGCGCTGCGCCAGCGCGGTGTAGGCGCCCCAATACTCGGAGCCGACCGACGCGATCGCGCCGAGGTACTTCGCCGACTGCCGCTGCCACGATCCACACGCGATCGCGTCGTGCCCGTAGCGCCCGAGCACCGCGAGTGCGGGCGTGCCGTGCGCGGTCGTCGGCGTCACGAGGAAGCCGCTCGGCAGCGGCTCCGCGGCACCGCCCACGCCGGCCGGGTCGCTCGGCTCGAAGCGGATCTCGCGGCTCACGCCGACGATGACGCGCGAGTAGCCATCGCGCACCGCCTTGCTCGCGAGGATGAGCCCCGGCGCGAAGCCCTGCGCGCTGTTCGGGCTGCCGGCGCTGTTGAGCGAGACCCACTCGACGCCGCCGACGTCGCCGCCGTTGCAGGTGTCGTGCGACACGAACACGCGCACGGAGTGGCTCGAGCCGATCGCGGCCGTCACGCGCCGGTCGCGCGAACGCGTCGTGTACGTCATCGCCGTGCGGCGCGTCGGCAACGAATCGTAGGTGTCCGAAAAGAGTGCGACGAAGAGCACGCCGCCGACGAGGTTGTCGTCGTGCAGGACGTACACGATCCCGACGTTCGGGTTGTGGACGATCGTCACGCTGTCCGCGTCGCCCGTCGCAACGATCGAGTTGTCCCGCGTCGCGATGACGGTGCCGTCGCTCGCCACCTTCGCGGCGTGCCACCGCGCGCCGTTGCACCACACGACGTGCGCGTGCTCCTGCGTCGCGCTCGCCACGTGCGCGTCGTAGTCCGAGAGCGCGCCGCTCGAGACGCTGCCGATCTCGACGGCAGCGCCGAAGGTGAAGGCGTTGGTGCTCGCGTCGTAGCTCGCCGCCCACACCGCGCTGCTCGCCGTCGCGCCTCCGCTCCACACGCCGAGCGCGAGAACGAGGAAGCGGCCGTCGAACGCGACGACGCGGGGCTGGCTCACGAGCTCGGCGGGCAGCTCCACGGGTGGCGAGACCGCGTGCCCGTCCTCGGCGTCGAGGAAGTAGGCGAGCACGCGATCGTAGGTGTCGTCGCGGCAGACGACGCAGACGAGACCGCTCGTCGGCTCGTAGGCCGTGTCCGCGTCGTGATAGCTGCCGCTGTCGACCGCGAGCGGGTGCGTGGTGATGCGCGCTGCGCGCGGGCTCGCCGGATCGTTGCGCCACTCGCCGGGGCCCTCGCCCCACACGCTTGTCCCCGAGGCGCTGTACTGGACGAGCGCGCCATCGTGATCGAGGAGCGCGTTGGCGTTCGCGTTGACGAGACCGCTCGTCGGCACGCTCTCCGAGCCGAAGCGCTTCGCGTATTCGCCGCGCTTGTCCCATCGCGCATCGACGAGATCGAGTAGCGCGGGCGGGTCGAGCAGCTTGCTCCCTGTGCCCTCCTCGACGCCGCCGCCGAGCGGGATGCCGACGCTTTGCTTCTGCAGCGTCACGGCGCGGGCCCCAGTTCTGCGCGGATGCGGTCCAGGGCATCGCCCACCGTCGAGGGCGGGTCGTCACCCCACGCGGCGGGATCGGCCGGCGTGTAGGCCGTGCCGCCGGCCGTAGCCGCACCCTCGGCAGCCGAGGCCCCCTCGTCGGCGTCCTGGCTCAGCCGCTCGAGCACGGGCGCGAGGCGGTCCTGCAGCGCCTCGAGCTCGGGCGGGCCCGGGACCCTCTCGACCTGGTAGCGTGACTGGCGGGGCGGCAATGGTTACTCTCCCGCCCCATGAGGACGATCGCGGTGCTGATGGGATGCGTGGCGATGGCGTGTGGACCTGGAGGCGGACCGACGCCCAGCGTCGAGTGCATGCCGGTCGGAGAGGCGCGCACCTTCGCAGTCGGCCCGGTGACGAGCGACTGCGTGGCGGACCCTGGCGAGATCGTGATGCTCGTGCGCCCTGTCGGCGAGTGCCAGGGCGACGGGCGGTGCGCTGTGGTCAGCGTCTCTGCGGCCGAGCCGACGGGGGGCCGCGTCACGCATGAGTGCGCCGTCCAAGGGGACCCGCTCGCGTGCAGCGGAGCCGTGCGGCTCACGTGCGACCCCTTCGCGGGGCCCGGCGCCGAGCAGCCCGCCGAGGTCTTCCGCGGCACGCTGACGGCCACCGTGGAACTCTACGAAGGCGATCCGGGCGAAGCTGCCGGCACCATCGCGATCGATGGCGGAGGCTGCGTCGCGACGTTCGACGTGGCCGCCGAAGTCTTCCCGATCGGCGAGTAGCCGATGGACCCGCGCACCCGCTGGTTCTACGTCGTTGCGTTCGCGATCTTCGCCGGCTCGCTCGCGGTCGCTGTCGCGAGGTGCGAGGGGGCGCCCTCGTTCGACTCGGGGCCGCCACGCGGCGGGCCCGACGAGTGGCTCGGCTTCGTGTACCCCGATCCGGCCTTCCTCGGCCGTCACGAGGTCGTCGGCGCGTTCCCCTCGCTCAACGAGTGCCTGCGCGCCGTGCGCGCCGAGACCGCACCCGGCGCACGACACGAGGGCGGCGTGTACGAGTGCGGCGTGAACTGCGGCGACAGCGACGCGGCTGGCACCTTCACGTGCGAGCGCACGGTCGGCAACGAGCGTTGACGTCATGGCGTGAGCCCCCACTCCTCGCGCCGGTCCTCGCCCTCGATGTCGAGGACGCGCTCGGGGTCGGCCTCATCGGTCGATCCCACCAGCGCCTCGATGTCCTCGCGCCACACGCTGTCGCGGAGCGCGAGCGGCGTGGCCGCGTCCTGCTCCTGCTTGAGCGCGATCTTGGCCACGACGTCGTAGACGATCCAGTCATCCCACCCGGCGCGCGCGTCGATGCTCGAGACCTGCGACGGCCCCGGCGATGCCGCGAGCTGCCTCGGGGCCGGCACGTACCAGACGAGCACGCCCATAGCGCTGCTCGGGACGGGCATGATGCGGATCTTGTCGCTGCCGATCGTGCGGTAGTGCGTGGGCTCCGCACGCGAGCCGGACAGCCGCGGGCGCTCACGCAGATCGAACAGCCGCAGCCGGCGCACGTCCGTGGCGCTCGCGGTGCCGTAGACCGGATCGTAGAACGGATCCCCGCTCGAGAGCGAGTCGCCGCCGCCCGGGAAGCCGCCAGGGTACAGCTCGACGGAGCGCACCTTGAGGAAGAGCCCAGGCAACAGGTATTGATCGCGCCCCGCTTCGGTCGTGAACGTGTGCGCCTCGGTGAAATCGTCCTCCGAAAGCTGGGCGAGCCGTCCGTAGAGGCGCGCCCAGCTTCGGTTGATCATCCGATCGAGCTGCACGGTGTCGATGTAGCCGTAGCCCTGCTCGTCCGACTGTTCGAGGCAGGCGGTGCGGAGCTCGGCCAGCGTCACCGTGTAGGCCATCGGCTACAGCTCCTCGTCGTCCGACGGGGCCATCCCCGCGATGCTCACGAAGCGCCGCAGCGCCTCGCGGAACGCGAGACGGTCGCCGCCCTCGAGCGCGTCGAACACCTCATCGCTGGCGGCCTGCAGGCCGTCCTCGGCGGGATCCGCCTCGGGCATGGGCTCGGCCTCGGGCCCGCCCGCGGAGGGACGGACGAGCCCGAGGAGCCCGGCCGAGCTGTTGGGCTCGGCCATGGCCTACACCACGCTCGTGTTGCGAGCGACGACGATCCAGTGCAGCGCGCCGCTCGCGATGCTGGTTGCCACGGCGCCGGTGCGCGTGTTGATCTCGACGGTCTTCGCCGAGGCGCTGTACTCCTTGACGCTCGCGACCAGATCGGTCGTGAGGCTGTCGATCTCCACCGACGGGATGACGGCGAGGATCGCGGGGTACTCGCGGTCGAGCGTGAGGGTGTAGTGCCCCGCCGCGGTCTCGACGGCGGACACGACGCCGCGGCCGACGATGGACGTCGGCTCCCCGTCGCTGTTCGTCGGCGCGTGGCCGGCGATGACGACGAGCCCCGGCCCGAGCGCGTACAGGTTGTTGGTGCTGACCGCCATGGCGTCAACCCTCCTTGCTGACGCCTAGAGCGTCACGCGCTGGTTGTAGCCGGGCGCGTGGCACCCGAGCTGGCCGTAGTAGCCGAAGCGGCCCTCGATGCCGTCGGCGCTCTGCTGGCGCAGGAAGTCGCCCACGCCGTCGGCGTCGAGCACCGTCGGCGCCGGGCCGCGCGATGCGAGCTTCCACGTCGAGAGCTGCAGGTGCCAGCACTCGCCCTTCGGGCAGCTCGCGTCCGCGAGGTACGCGATGTTGCCCTTGGGCGTGCGCTGGATGATCGCGTCGAAGCCGAAGACGCCGTCTTCGTCCTTCACGACGTCGTAGCGGCACTTGTCGCCGAGCGCGATCTCGAGGTCGGCCCAGTCCATCGGGTTCATGAACCCGTGCGTGAAGCGGGCGCCGTGACGCGCACCACTCGCCCATGCGCGCTGCAGCTTCTCGACGAGCGGGTTGCTGTCGGAGTAGCGCAGCCCGCCGAGGCGGCTGACCTCCTTGCTCCGGTCGACGCCGAAGAACGCGGTCGAGCCCGGGGCGCTGGACGGCACCCACGCGCCGAGGCCCTTGAGCGCGCCCTTGAAGTCGCCCTCGACGAACAGGTAGGTCCCCGTGGTGATCGAGGTGATGTCGGTCCAGTCGGCCGACGTCAGGGTCCCGGCGTCGCGGTCGATGCCGGTGATCTCGACCGCCGTCCCGCCGAGTAGCGTGTGGCCCGAAGCGGAGCCGTCGTTGGCGCTGCCAACGATCTTCATCCCGACCTCGAAGTTCACCACGTCGTCCGGGTTCGAGAGCGTGAGCGTCTCGTTGCCGGACCCCGTGACACTCCCGACCTGCCCGCGCGCGCCGCCGCCGTTGCGGAAAAGGTCGGTCGACATGGAGTTGCCGAGCGAGATGAAGATGCCGTCGATCTCGCTCTTGCGGCTCTGGACGAAGTACTCGGCGGGCATGCCCTCCGAGGCCAGGATCGTCTCGTTGTCGATGTGGACGATCCCGTAGTCCTTGCTGGTGGTCAGCTTGAAGGCGTCGTACCCGCCCGGCTTGGTGTTCGCCTGCGCCGTCGCGAAGGTGTGCGAGCGGCCCTGCGGGGTGACGTACTGGATCGGGATCACGTACTCGGACCCCTTCCATGCCTCGTCCTTCGGGACGAGCGCGAGGAACGGGTGATCCTCGTAGGCGAGACGGATCATCTCGTCCTTGGTGTAGTGCTCCTTGAGAGCACCGCGGAACGCGTCGAGCGTCAGCGACTCTGCCACGGCTCATTCTCCGTGGACGGCTCGGGATCTATTGGCCGAGGCCGTCCTTCCGCGCAGCCGCGACGAGCTTGTCGAAGCGCTGCTTCCGCGTCTTGGCGGTCGCGCCCCGGGGCCCGGGTTGGCTGGCGTGTTCGTTCGTGATCGTCGGCGGACCATCCGCCGGCGCCGTGCCCGGAGTCGCTTGCTGGGCTTGCTGCTTGTCGTCGCTCACGGAGCCGAGCTCCGCCTTGAGGGCCTCGATCACGATCGCGCGCACCGACGGGACGGACAGCCTCGCTTTGGTGTCCTCCACGAGCGCGCTCTCGAACGCCACCGCGGCCTCCTCGTAGCCCGGCACCTTGCCGGTCTGCTGGTGCAGCTGCGTGGCGATGTCCTGCAGCAGCCCCTCTGCGCTCTCGGGGCTGTGCTCGAAGTAGTGGGCGGTCAGCCCGAAGCGGTCCTTGGCCGCGTCGACCGTCGAGCGGAACTCCGCGACGGCTCGCTGGCGCTTGCCCTCCTGCTCGGCGCGCTCGGCTTCGGCGGCGCGCGCCTTGGCCTCCTCCTCGCGCTTGCGCTCTGCCTCCTCGATGCGCGCGAGCTTCTCGTTGAGCTCGGCCACGCGCGGATCGAGCTGCTGGCCGCTCTCGAGCGCCGCGCGGAAGTCCTCGAAGGACACGCCGGCCTCGTCAAGGAACTTGACCGGGTTCTCCTTGAGCAGCTTCGTCAGCTGCGCGGCCCGCTGTGACTCGCTCGTGACCTTACCCCGCTCGGCCTCCCACGCCTCGCGCTCGGCCTTGAGCCGCGCCTGCTCGGCCTTGAGCGCCTCCCGCTCCGCGCGGACCTTCCGGTCGGTCGCGAGCGCGCGCTCGAGCACCTCGGCAGCGGACGGCTTCTTGGTGGCCTCTGCGGGCGGCGCAGCGCCCTCCGGGGCAGCCGGGGCAGCCGGGGCAGCCGGGGGCGTCGTGGCCTCGGCGGGCGCAGGAGGAGGCGCTTCGGGCGCGGTCGGAGCGGTCTCGGTAGCGGTCGAGGGTGTCGTCATGCAGCCATCCCATTCGCAGGAGAGAGGGCGGGAGGCGCTGCGGTGGGCAGCGCGGTCACGTTGCCGGGAGCACCAGCGCTCTCGGCGGCAGGTTGTGCGGGCGCGGCCATCGACAACAGCGCTTGCGCTTCGTCGAGCCACTGGCGGAAGAGCTCGAGCCGCTCCTCGGGCACATCGTCGAGGCG